ATCTTTCTTGCACAGCCGCAGTTCGCATAGGGGTGGGGTAGGAGATGAGAGATGGCGAATCCGCCTAAACCGACCGCGCTTAAGCTGGTCCAGGGCAACCCTGGCAAGCGCGCAATAAACAAGCAAGAGCCGGACCCTGCCTACCTGACGGATCTGACGCCGCCGGCCTGGCTCGATGCCGCCGCCGCCGAGGTCTGGAACGAGACCGCGCCGAAATTGCGCGCAGCCCGGGTACTGACTGAGGTCGATGTCCAGTTGCTGGCCATGGGATGCGTCTCCATTGCCCAGTACCGCCAGGCGATTCGCCGTGCCGGCGACAACTTGGTTAAGTCCAAGACCGTAATGAACCAGGATGGCGACCCCGTCGAAACGGGTGAACAGGTCAACCCATGGTTCATCGTGCAGAGCATGAGTTTCAAGCAGGCCATGGCGGTATTCCGCGAGTTCGGCATGAGCCCGGCCGCGCGCACGCGCATCGCCGTACAGCCGCAAAGTGACCTGTTCAATGACCCGTCGAAAGGCCCCGCGTCCTACTTCTCGTGATCCCGTCACCCGCTACGCGCGCCAGGTCGTCGCCGGAAAAATCCTCGCCGGCCCCCACGTCCGAGCCGCCTGCCAGCGGCACCTGACGGATCTGGAACTCGGCCCCAAACGGGGCCTTTATTTCGACCTGAGCCTGGCCGCCCGCGCCGTCGGATTTTTCCGCGACGTGCTGTGCCTCAACGGCGGCGAATACGAAGGCCTGCCATACGAGCTGCTTGACTGGCAGGTGTTCATCGTCGGCAGCCTGTTCGGATGGACCAGGGATGACGGCTACCGCCGCTTCCGCTCCGCCTACGTCGAGACCGCCAAAGGCAGCGGCAAGAGCCCGCTCGCCGCCGGCATTGGTATATACGGCATGATGGCCGATGGCGAAGCCCGCGCCGAGATCTACGCCGCCGCGACGAAGAAGGACCAGGCCATGATCCTGTTCCGCGACGCCGTCGCCATGGTCGACCAGTCGCCGGAACTCTCGCGCCGACTCACCAAGAGCGGCACCGGCGAAAAGTGCTGGAACCTGGCCTACATTGACAAGGGCAGCTTCTTCCGCCCGATCAGTTCGGACGATGGACAGAGCGGCCCGCGCCCCCATGTGGTCCTGGTCGACGAAGTGCACGAGCACCGCGACAACAGCACCATCGAAAAGCTGCGCGCCGGCACCAAGAGCCGGCGCCAGGCCCTGATCTTTATGATCACCAACAGCGGCGCCAGCAAGCACGGCCCCGCCTGTCAGTATCACGAATACGGCGCCAAGGTAGCCTCCGGCCAGCTCCAGGACGACAGTTTCTTTTCCTACATCTGCGCCCTGGACGCTGGAGAAGACCCGATCCACGACGAAAAATGCTGGGGCAAGGCAAACCCCAGTTTGAAGCACGGCATCCCCGGCCTGAAGTACCTGCGCGAACAAGTCCAGGAAGCGCGCGGCATGCCCGCCAAGGAATCCCTGGTCCGCCGCCTCAACTTCTGCGAATGGACAGAAGCCGAAAGCCCCTGGATCAGCGCCGACGTCTGGCTCGGCGCCAAACGCGAATACGACTGGCGCGACTACAAAGGCCGGCGCGCCTGGGGCGGACTCGACCTCGGCAGCACCACCGATCTCACCGGCCTCGTGCTCTGGATCGAACCGAAGGAAGCGGCCGAACCCTGGCGGCTCCTCGCCATCCCCTTCCTGCCCGACGACGATCTGCTGCGCAAAGAAGAACTCGACCGCGTCCCCTACCTCGCCTGGAAGGCCGCCGGTCACCTGGAGACCACGCCCGGCCGCGCCATCAGCAAGCTCGGCGTACTCCGGCGCCTGACCGAACTGAGCAACCACTTCGACCTGCAAAGCCTCGCCTACGACCGCTGGCGCATCGAAGACCTGAAACAACTGGCTGAAGACGAAGGTATTCCCCTCCCGGACATGGTCCCTTTCGGCCAAGGCTACAAAGACATGAGCCCCGCACTCGAAGCATTCGAGACCGCCCTGCTCAATGGCCAAGTCGTCCACGACGGCCACCCGGTGCTCACCTGGTGCGCCGCCAACGCCGTCACCGTCAGCGATGACGCCGGCAACCGAAAATTGAGCAAAGAACGCGCAACCGGCCGCATCGACCTGATGCTCGCCGCCGTCATGGGCGCCGGTAGCGCCCTCCAACGCCGAGACGGCGCCGGCAACCTGGATGACTTTCTCATGGACCCCATCAGCGCATGAACATCCTCACCTGGTTCACCGGATGGTTCCGCTTTGGCGGCAACGCCCTGGGCGACCGCACGGGCGGGCAGACCGGGCAGCCGGCCACCGCGCTCATCGAGAACACGCGGCCCACCGTCCCGGATGGCGCCCTCCAGATCAGCACCGTCTGGTCCTGCGTCCAGATCCTGGTCAGCATCATGGCCAGCCTGCCCATCTTCGTTTACGAAGAACGCGGCGGAGGCCGTCGCGACCTGGCCCGGGACAATGCGCTCTGGGCCCTGCTGCACGATTCCCCCAACGCCCGCATGACGCCCATGGAATTCTGGAGCGCCATGCTGCTCAACCTGATCCTCCGCGGCAACGCCTACGCCCGCATTGATCGCGGCCCCAACGGCGAAGCCTACGCCCTCTGGCCCATGAGCGCCGACCAGGTCGAAATGCAAGTGCAAAGCGACGGCCGCGTCCTCTACTTCTACCGCATCGGCAACGATCTGGCCGTCCTGGCGGAAGACAGCGTCTTGCACATCAAGGGCATGGGCAACGGCACCATCGGCCTCTCGCGCCTCGACTACATGCGCGCCAGCGTCGACGAAGCCGCCAACGCCCAGACCGCCGCCAACCGCCTGTTCGCCAACGGCGGCAAACCCACCGGCGTCCTCATGGTGGACCAGGTCCTAAACAAAGATCAGCGCGACCGCATCAAGGCCAACTTCGAAGAACTCGCCAGCGGCAGCACCTCCCGCCTCTTCGTGCTTGAAGCCAACATGAAATACCAGCAGGTCAACCTCAACCCCGCCGACATGGAACTCCTCTCCACCCGCCAATACACGGTTGAAGAAATCTGCCGCTGGTTCGGCGTCCCCCCTGTCATGGTCGGGCACGCCAACGTCACCACCTGGGGCAGCGCCGTGGGCGACATCGTCGATGGCTTCTACAAGACCAACATCGGCCCCGCCCTGGTCAACCTGGGCCAGGCCATCCGCAAGCGCGTGCTGACCTCCGCCCAGCGGGCCCGACACACCGTCGAGCACAGCGCCGACGCCCTGCTGCGCGCCAGCCTCAAGGACCGCGCGGCCATTTACGCCACGCTTACCCAAAACGGCCTCAAGACCCGCAACGAATGCCGGCAGCTCGAAAACGACCCGCCCCTGCCCGGCGGCGACGATCTCACCGCCCAGATCAACCTCGCCCCCCTGGCCCTGCTTGGCAAGATGAAACCCACCGGAGACAGCAATGGAACGCAAGACCCTCTCTCTCAGTGACTGCCAGATCAAAATGGCGGACGACGGTGAAGGCCGCTTTGCCGGCTACGCCAGCGTGTTCGGTGGCGTCGACAGCTACGGTGACACCATCCTCAAAGGCGCCTTCGAATCCACCCTCAAAAAGAACGGCAAGCCCAAGATGTTCGCGCAGCACGAAAGCTGGGGCCTGCCCATTGGCAAATGGTTGACCGCCAAGGAAGACGACCACGGCCTATACGTCGAAGGCGAGTTCACCCCCGGCCTGACCCGTGCCCAGGACACCTATGCCGCCCTCAAGCACGGCACCGTCGATGGCCTATCCATCGGCTACTGGCTCAAGTCCGGCGACTACGACGAACTGGAAGATGGCGCCAAGCGCATCATCAAGCGCGTCAGCACACTGGCTGAAGTGTCCATCGTCACCTGGCCGGCTGATACCGCAGCCAGGGTAGACCTCACCAGCGTCAAGAGCGCAGTCGAAGGTCTGGAAACCATCCGCGATTTCGAGCGCTTCCTGCGGGATGCAGGCGGCCTCTCCAAAGGGCTCACCGAAGCGCTGGTGAGCCGCGCCAAGATCGTCTTCGGCCGGGGGGAACCCGACCCGCAAGACATCGACGCGAAAGCCCTGGCCGACCTGGAGCAAATCCTGCACCGGGCCGCCGCGCGCATCCCGCAGTAAAGCAGCACACACCCCATCCAAGCCCGCCGCCCGCGGGCTTTTTTATTGGAGACACACCATGTCCGACCTGTCCGCCGTCATGAAGGCCGTCGAGGCCATCGAAACCAACCTGGCCGCCTTTGCCGCCAAGGCCGAAGCCGAATACAAGGCCACCGGCAAAGAATCCGCCGACACCAAAACCGCCATTGACAACCTCGGCATCAAGCAGCGCGAGCTGGCCGACGAGATCCTGCAACTCAAGCAGCGCGGGGCCACCATGCCCGGAGAAAAGCCCGGCGTCAGCTCCTGGGGCAAGCAGTTCATCGACTCCGCCGAGTACAAGGGCAAGGTTGGCCTGCTGGCCCAGGGCATGAAGTTCGGCGGCATTGGCTTCGAGGTCAAGAACACCCTAACCGGCAGCGACACCAACGTCGCCCCGGACCGCAAGCCCGGCATCGTCAGCGGCGCCTTCCAGCCCCTGAGCATGGAAACCCTGTTCTCCCACGTCCCTACCACTTCCAACGCCATCGAGTTCACGAAGGAAAACGTGTTCACGAACAGCGCGGCCGAAGCGGCTGAAGGCGCGGCCAAGGCCGAATCCGCCCTGACCTGGACCCTGGTCAACATGCCCATCAGCACCGTGGCCCACTGGATCAAGATCAGCCGCCAACTGGCCGCCGACAACGCCGCCCTGGCCGCCTATGTGGACACCCGCATGCGTTACGGCGTCAATCGCAAGGTGGAAACCCAGCTCGTCAGTGGCGACGGCACCGCGCCCAACATCAGCGGCATCCTGGACACTGGCAACTTTACCGCCCACGGCTACGCCGACGCCAACCTGGGCAGCACCCTGAAAAAGCTGGTGCTGATCCGCAAGATCAT